AAGAACAGTAAGAATTATGTTAAACCATATAAAAGACAAGGCAAATGAGAGAAATTGAAAAATTAATATTCCATTGTTCAGCAACTATTGAAGGGCAGAACATTAGTGCTGCAACTATTAAAAGGTGGCACGTAAAAGATAGGGGATGGTCTGATATTGGTTATCACTATATTATTGGTTTAGATGGTAAGATAGAAGCTGGTAGGCCTGTAAACAAGCAAGGCGCACACGCTAAAGGTTACAATAAAACTAGCATAGGCATTTGCTATATAGGTGGATTAAGTAAAAACAAGCGTGCTAAAGACACAAGAACAGAAGCACAAAAGAACGCATTAATTAAGCTGATTAAGACACTTAAAAACATTTATCCTAGTGCAACACTACACGGCCACAATGAGTTTTCTAAAAAATCGTGCCCTTGCTTTAAAGTTGCGGTTGAATATGCAGAGTATCAGCCTGAAGGTTACAAATTAGATAAAGATGATAAAGGCGAATAAAATGGATGATCATAACTTATTAATGGTGGTTAGTAGTTTAATTGCCGCACTAGGTATAAAAGAAATTTGGCAGATATTAAAACAAAAGATTGATATTAATGCCAAGAAAGAAGAAAGGCAAGATAATCTACAGGCAAAAGTAATTGAGGAGCTTAAAAACAAGATTGATGGTTTAGAACGTAAGATTGATGAATTAATTACTGAAAACACACATTTACGAGTTAAGATAGCAAAGATGGAGGAAAGATTAATAGCTAATGCTAAAAAAAGAAACCAGAACAAGTATAAAGATGAATAAGATAAAAGATACTAAAATAGGTAAGTTTCTTTCAGAAAAAGCACCAAATGTATTGAAAGTTGTTGGCAATGCATTGCCTGATAATGGCGCACTGGGAATCATCAAGAATTTGATAGATGGTGAACCTGATCTATCACCAGAAGAAAAAGCACAGATGCACGCACAACTAGTAGAATTATATAACCTAGAAGTAAAAGACAGAGACAGCGCAAGAAACAGAGAGGTAGAAATGATGAAGGCAGGCGCACAAGATTGGATGATGAATGTAACAGGTGCAGTAGGTTTGTTTGCATTTGTGTTTTTAATTATTGCAATAGTATTTATAACAGTACCTGAACACAATAAAGAATTAATGATTCATACTACAGGTATTGTAGAAGGTATAGTATTATCTATAGTAGGCTATTACTATGGAAGCATAGCTAAAAAAAGAAATTAGTATATTTAGCAAAATTTTATTTTGTGAAAAACCACAATAAACGTTTTAAAGATAAAAGCGGGAATCCACGTTACAGGTTAACAGAAGATGAAGCTGCTATAATTACCAAGTACAGAAGGATAAAACAAGAAGCTGAAAATTCAGGTTTAAGTGTTAATGATGTACATAGTGGTTGGATAAAATCAAAAGAAGCTAGTTTATACTTTAAGAATCCAGACCATAAACAACAAGATCACAAGAAACTATTCAAAGAACTTATAGAAGAAGTAAAGCAGTATGCACCTTACTATAATAAAATAGAAAGGCCAAAGGTTATTGAACCACATTTATTTTTCTGTTGTCCATCAGATATTCATATAGGTAAATTATGCAGAAGTTTTGTAAGTGGTGTAGAGTATAACAACCAAATAGCAGTACAACGTACTTTAGAAGGTGTTAGAGGTTGTATAAAGAAATCAGAAGGGTTTCATATTGATCAGGTTGTTTTATTGCTTTCAGGAGATTTATTGCACGTAGATGGTTTTCATAACAAAACTACTAAAGGTACATTTCAAGGTGAATTAGATGGTGTTTTTTCTGATCATTTTTTAATAGCAAAAAGGTTAATGGTGGAAGTAATTGAAATGTTATTAGATGTAGCAGATGTTGAGGTGCTTTTTACTGCTGGCAATCACGATCATTTAAGTGGTTGGTTAATGGCACAAGTATTACAAGCACATTTTAATTTATGTAGTAATGTATCTTGGAACATAGATTACACTATGAGAAAGTATTTTAAGTATGGTAAAACATTAATAGGTAGTTGTCACGGTCACGGAGTTAAGTGGGAAAGATTACCTATGATAATGGCAGATGAATGTAAATGGTGGAGTGAAACTAAATACAGGTATATGTTCACACAGCACGTACATCACAAATCTAGTAAAGGTGGTGATTATGTTGGTATGACTTTAGAAAGTTTAAGAAGTCCATCAGAAGCAGATTTTTACCACCACTCAAATGGTTATCAATCATCTAATAATAAAGCTATAGAATCTTTTCTATTTCACAAGCAACACGGGCAAGTAGCTAGGTTAACGCACCTATTTTAACATTCTATTGTTAATAAACTTTTTAATGTGTTTTGTTGTTTGTATTGTAATTATATATATATTTACACAAGTTCTTTTATTTATTGGGTTGAAATCAGCGAGGGTAGCCGATTATGAAATTGAGTTAGTAATTAGATACAGATATAGATACTAAAGAAAGCCAAAGTGATTAAAAAAACAGAGCGCAAGTAGTAAACTGACAAAAATGTAGGTTCTTGATTTAACCCAATAGATAAATAAAATAAAAACTAAATATGTTTCAAAATAAATATAATTGTGAATTTTGTGATAAGGAAATGACAGAAGAAGAATATAACTTTTGTGATATATGCCCTGATTGCAGAGATGAATACAATATAAACTAAAAACAAACAAATATGAAAACAATCAATTACACGACACGTACATTTTATGTACCAGCTAGTAAGATAGATACATTACTAGAATTTCAAGAGAAATGCAGAGCCAATGGCAGAAAGTCATATTCAGAGGTATTACTAGAACTAATGCAGCAGTACAATGGAAATAACTGAATACTACCGTCACATTCAAGATATGGAAGAATGGCAAGCATATTACTATTATACTTCACTACATTTTAGATTAAGAAAAATTATCAGACAAGCAAACTGGAATAAGAATGTTATTACACGTTTTGAATTAAACAACAATGACAAAGAGATTCACAGGCACAGGTTTGATAGATTACTAGAAGAACTAGAAGAAGTAGATAAGCATTGGAAAGAATTGCGTTATAATTATGATAGCAATAGAATAAATAAAATAAAACAACAATTAACTAAAATCAAAAATTATGGATATAAAACAAATAGCACAAAAGTACAACCTAAATAAAGAAGATTTTTGGGAACTTAAAAGAGGTACTAAATCAATGTGGATCATTACACACGATGCCTGCGAAAAGATAGCAGCTAAAGAAAACATTCAGTTTGGCGCACCTACAATCTTTAGAGATGATAATAAAGATATAGCAATGGTAGGAGATGCTAAAAGAGGTAACAAAGTTATCTGGAGTACAGGCGAAGCATCGCCAACTAACTGTAAGGCACCCTACCCTTTTGCAATGGCAGAAAAGAGATTAAAGGATAGATTAACACTTAAATTAATTAACGCATATGAATATGGCATCTATAGTGATGTAGAAGCTGATTCATTTAAAAAAGATTCAAAATGATACAGGATATAAAAACAGAATATGAAAAGCTGTTAGAACTAGTAAGAGAAAAACAGCAGATAGAAGAACAATGGAATGCAGCTATTACTAAATTCTACCAACAAAAATTAGAAGATTATGAAAAAGAATAGATTAAGTTATAGCGCATTATGTGCTTTTAAAAAATCACCTAACCACCTATTAAAATACTGGGAGGGTAAAACAAAAGTTACAGATGCAATGCAGTTTGGAAGTATTATTCATAAACTGTTATTGGAACCAGATTCATTTAATGATGATTATGCAGTGTTTGAGGGTGCAAGACGTGCAGGCAAAGAGTGGCAGGCATTTAAAGCTGCTAATGACAATAAACAGATCATTAAACTTTCAGAACTTGATGATGCTAATGCAATTGTGCAAAATGCTTTATTTCATCCTATATTTTGTAAACTAATGCAAAACAAGGTTCATACTGAAAAAGAAGTAACTTGGAATCACGCAGGAGTCAATTTTAAAGGCTTTGTAGACCTTGAAAGCTACATAGACGGTAAAACTATAGTATGCGATATAAAAACGACTACAGACGCTGGTAAACGTTTTCAAAGGGATTTATTATATAATGATTATAAAATGCAAGCAGCTATGTATTTAGAAAACTATGATGATGCAGATTATTATATAATTGCAGTAGAAACTACATCACCTTATAACGTACAAGTATATAGATTAGGTTATAATATTATATCGCAAGGTTTTACAGAATATTGCAATCTTGTAGACAAATACAACAATTGGAATGGTGAACCAGTAGGTTATAGTGATGATATTATAGAAATAGAAGTAGAAGAACAAATATTAATTTAAAATAAACAACAATGAAAAAAGAAGAAATAATATCTGGCTTTGTGTTTACACATAAAGACTCTTGTGAAGATCTAATATGTATGATGCATAATTTTGATAATGATGATACAATAACTTATGCTATACACATTTATGATACATACAATCCTTATGGTACTTGGTATGGTAATGTATTAGAATTTAAAGAAAATAGTTTAATTCTTGATTATGATTATTTAGGCAAAACATTTGAACACGAAATATTTTATAAAGATTTAAATTTTATGATTGAAAATGGTGATAAAGTTTTAGGTTTGAATGAGGTGTATTTGACTAATGAAAAAACAAATAGAACTGTAAGGTCTTATGTATAATTAAAACAAACAACAATGAAAGAAAAAACAATATACTGTGGATCAGGAAAAGTAATGAATGAAAAGTGGTTAAAAGTAACCATCAATCCTGATAAACTAAAAGAACACATCCAAGAATACAATGGTAACAAGTTTATTAAACTTAATATTAATGTAAAAGATGAAGCTGATCAATATGGTAAAGATGTAGCCATTAGTGTAGATACTTGGAAGCCTGAAGAAAAGCAAGAAGCAACTAATGATTTGCCATTTTAGCAATGATAGAAGAATCAAATTATTTATTGAAAAAGGGTTTCAGTATGTCAGTCATACAAGGTTTATTAATGGAAGGTTACACACTACCAGAAATAGCTAAAGAACTTGATATGCGACCTGAAAGATTAGCTTTTGAATACAGGCCTGTAAAAAAGAACTTTAAGTATTTTGATTATGTACAAGCACCTGACAAGGTAGATGTTCATTTGGGTTACTGTTCATTTACCTTTGATGGTGTTTATACTTGGGATAGATTAAGTGAATCAGAAATAGAAGCATACAACAACTATGATGAAAAACACAAGGCATATTATGACTGAAAAAGAAAAAGTAGAAAAAAGTATAATTTATTTAAATAATAAATACGGTTGGAATCTTTATTCTTTAGATGATCAGTTTAGCCATTGGGATGCACAAAGTGCTGATATGATAGTAGAATTTAAGTTTAGAAATACATACTATCAAGATAAATATTTACAAGTAGATAAGTTTTATAATCTTTTGATGGCTGCTGATTACTATGATAAAATGCTATACTACATAGTGATAGATGATAAAGTAAATATATTTAATTTACTAACATTAAAAGATGAATTAATAAATTCTAAAGTCATAACACAATTAGCACCATACCAAACAGATTTTAATAAAACTAAAAAGGTTAATAAATATTTTTATATATTAAAACACGATCAACAAACAATATTATGAAAGAATTACCATACTTTAAATTTTACCCTAACCAATGGATAACAGGATCAATAATGTTTAAAGATTTAGATGTTCAAGGTGCATTTATGAAAATCTGCTGCTACTATTGGAGCAAAGAATGTAATGTTAGCAGAGATCAAATAAAATCATTAGTGCCAGACCATTGGAGTAAACTAATTGATAGTCAATTACTTAAGATACACAATGACAAAATAAAAATAAAATGGTTAGATGAACAATACGAGGAAAGAAAACTAGCACATCAAAAAAGATCAAATGCAGGTAGAAAAGGTGGGCTTGCCACACAAAACAAGCAAAGCTTAAGCAATGCCAAAGCATTAAAAAAAGATAAAATAAAAAAAGATAAATACGCAAATGATAATCTTTTACGTGTAAGTGATGAAGTTCAAAAACTACTGGATCAATGATACTACAGGACAAAGCAACAATACCATATTTAAAAGCATTTAAAGCTGGTAAAATTAAAAGGGGTATAGGCATTGGTTGCATATTAGATGATTACTTTTTATATAAAAAAGGTAATTTTAATATGTTTCTTGGTCTTGATAATGTGGGCAAAACTAATTTTATTTTATGGTATTTAACTGCATTAAGTAAATTGCATCAAAAGAAATGGTGTATTTGGTCAGGTGAAAACAATGCAGGACAATTAAAACGGGATATTATACAAATGTGGACAGGTGAAACAATAAAAGATTTAAATGAATATTTATTTTATCACGATGAAATAA